TCTGCCAGACCGTTGCTCCATTGCCTTGGTGTGAGGTGAATATGGAGTATTTGTTGTAGTAGTAGTCATAGCAGATGGTGTCACCATTACTGCAGAGGAACCTGACCTGATTCACATCCTGCAGGAGATCTGCAGAGGTGATGATGTTGGAGTTGAATCTCTCCACAGGTGCTCCAATGTAGACAGTCTCCAGAGAACGATTGAGGAGATAGATCCCTTTGTTGGACTTAAAGAGAATGCCTTGAGGGATCAGGACTATAGATCTGGGGTCCACACACCCTGCATCTGAGGTGATCAGTTGTGCATCACTGAAATCATTGTTATCCCCGGTGGGTGTAGGTCCATTACCTGTAATAAGAAAAATCCTGTTATCCTCAAAGAGAATTAGTTTCTCATCCATTTGCTGAATACCAGTAATGGACTTTGCTTCGTTTACTGTAATCTTAAACGAGTCATTGAACTCGATAGCACTGTCACCCAATCTCTGTTTGGAGTAGTACAGAACCTGTGGATCTTCTGAGGAGACCACAAACATTCTGTTTTTAAACGTACCCAGAACAGACTGAGCAGGAGGTGCTATGTTGTCCAGAACTCCTCCGTTGGTGTAAAGAGACTCCAGACCAATCAGATTTGCATCAGTGATTGATGAATCCACAAAACTTACTGTGTCTGCAGACTCATCATTAGAGACAGACCCCACCTTGAAATACAGAGTCCCGTTGTTAGTGGTCCTGTAAACCTCCACATCCACTGCACTGTGATCTGTAATCCTCAGTGTGGGTATCGTCAGTGTGTTCTTGGAGGTGCTTCCTGTGGTGGTTTGTTGGACTCCAGAGGATGGTGCAGATCTGTGTATCCTCCCATTTGCATCTGTGAAGACATAGATCACTTTGTAACTGTATGTTCCTGCAGCAAGTGACCCACTGGACGTTGCAGTTGCACAGGACACGTTTTCAGGAAAGATATGAAATCCTAATTCTGCAATCTCTTGGGTGTCATACAAAGATGTGAATCCTCCACCAGTGAGCAGAGACTTACCCAACTGCTTCGTCAAGAAGGTTCTGTTACCTTCAAAGTCCACAGACAGTCTGGATATACCTTTCAAACTGTAGACGTTGTTTCCTGTACTGGTCAGTCTGGTCTGTACTTGTGCAGGACACTCAAAGATCCCAGATGCAGTGTTCAGAATACTTGTAGTCACTCCACGGGTCAGGTGTGCTCCTGCCAAACCCTGCTTATACTTTGCGAGTACCAGACCTGAAGAGTCGATGAGGAAGTATGTAGGTTGCAATACACTCTCATGAATCACCCACAGATAGGTGGTACTTGAAAACTGGAAGGGTCTGGAGACCAAACCTACAGACCTCATGACTACTGTGGCAGAAGTAATCGAGTTTGAGGTGGTGGTGTAAGTCCTCTTGTTTAGAAGGTGATCATAGGTATTGGAGTCATTATGCTCGTAATACACCTCCAAAGTAGAAGCATCAGACAGGATCATAGAGATCCGATTGATCTTGGTAGAATCTGCAGAGGTGGTGGACCCATCTGTGGTCAGATCCTCATTGAGATGAAAGACCTTTAGACCTGTTCCAGAAGTGCTTTTACCAAAAGCTACATAGATGTCTGTGTCTATAGTTTTATCTGCAGTGATGGTCAGAGAGTCCTCTGCCTGTGCAGAGATTGTAATCTGATCTGGAAACCCTGTGGACAGTGAACCCTTGGCTGCAGAAGAATCTATGTAACAGACCTTAACTGTGTTTGAGGTGTCTGCATAAGCCATGACACAGGAATCAATTGTGGTGTCATACTTGACCACATCAAACAGAAATGAGGTAGTATTGATGTCAGATGCAATAGTGACTATGGAACCCAAACTTGTAGGTTGCTCCACATTGATCTGTCTGGCAGCAAGTTTCTCTACACCTGTGTCTGTATCTGCATAGAATATCGTGATGTTCTTGCCCTGAGAGACCACTCTGGGACTTCTGCCATTGAGATCTACCAGTGCATCCTCTAAGACCACCACACCATTGTCTGAGTCCAAGACACTGCAACGTACTCCCCCAGAGGTATCCTCCCAAGCATAGACGATGATGTTTTCACTGAGAGCACAATCAACTGCACTTTGCTGATTCTCATTTCTGATGAGGTCTGTAGAGGTTGCATCTACCGATCTAAACCCTCCACGGTCCACCCACTTGGTCAGACCTGAAGCATACGAATAAAGTTTGTTGGAGCCAAAGACTAGGAGTTCATCCTCCAAGGATGTCAGTGCTTCTCCTGTGGGGAGTGTAGACCCGTCCACCAACTCTGTACCCAGAGCAGAATAGCCAAACCTCTTCTCCACAGACTTGCCCTTAGTGAAGACTGCATTCTCCAGTTCCACCAGTTTGGAGGAGAGAACTAGCTTCTCATCTGTCTTGGTGTCTAAAGACCCAGAGAGGTCAATTGGGACGAGTGCTTTTTGGAGTGGCATTCTTAGAGTTATCTAAATCCAATAAGGCTTGTCTGTAACCTAACAACCGTTGTTGTTCTACTGAGAAATGATTTAACTTTTCTTGGATTAATACTAACTCTTGGTCTATCTCTTCAAGTGTTTTCATTCAGGCTTTGGGTATTTATCTTTCACGGCTTCTATCCTTGTATAAGCCAAACTATTATAGAAGCTTCACCTCCCTCAGACGCACCTGAAGAAAAAATTTCTATATCCCCAGATGCTTTTAAATAGGTTCTTATTCTAAAAGCTGATGATGTGGGTACAGCAGTATAAGTTGAATAAACTATTGATTCTCTAATTTGACCCGCATTAGTATCGTAACCTCCCGGTGCTAAAATATATTCTGAAGAACCAAGAGTCGCACTAGAACCCCATGAGTCAGTACTATACTTTAAGCCTGCACCTGCTAAATATCGATTTGTAGTTCCCTTATCACTTAAGCCAGGAATATGCACCTGAACTACCAGTTTATTTGATGTGCTAGTGGCAGGAATAGAAACATCAAGTTCGGACCAAAGAAGAGTACCACTTGAAACATCTAAACCAGAAGTACGAGTATAATTATCACTAAAAACATTTATAACACTCCCATCAGGAACTCCAGATCCCCAAGACCAAGCACTTGAAGAATATTCTGCTAGTGTCTTAGTCGCTGATCCGTCTTTAATATTGTCTACTTGAAGATCGCTAGGCATGATTTTTATTCTGGTTTAGGATATTTCTCTTTTATCAGTTTCCGCTTTGCTTGTAATGCAGTTAGATCATCATCCAAAATTGCATGAATACATTCTTGTAAATCTGGATATTCTGATAATCGATCACGTTGGTATTTCTTTGCATCGTAGTCTGCTTGAAGCTCTTTTAATTTAGCTTGAATTTCTTTTTCTGTCGGAGGTAATCCATTACTCCATTCTGTAAAACCTTCTTCCTTATTATGCCTAAAAGATGCTTGTTTCTCGTTAGCTATTTCAGCGACTGCTAAATGCCAGTTCATTATATAAACTCCATAAAAACAATTGAATTATCACCACCCAAAGTCACAGCAGGATCTGAGTTTGATCCTAAATTTATATTATATGTTACACTTGATCCAGTTCCTACATCTGACCCTGCAATCATAAAATCAGCATTACTACTAATATGACCATTTGTAGCATTGTCAGAATAACTATTTAATGCTATTACTTTTGATGAGGATTCTATTTGACCCCAAAGAATGTAATTAGCTCTAATTGAAATTTTTGTATTTACTAAAATTACAACCAAGCGTCCTGAAGTTGCTGTAAAATTCGCTGTAAATAATGTTTGAAAACTACCATTTGTATTTGAACTTACTGAGCTTGTGTTAGTTGATCTAGAAACCCTTACTAATCGTCTAGTATCGCTTGTTGTGGCTATGGCATCACCAATAATCCCTGCACTTAAAGTTCCACTTAAAGATACATTGCCAGTAGAATCAGCAATTGAGATCCCAGCAGTTCCGTCTTTTGCTTTTACACTCGATACTTTTATTTCAGAACTCATGATGCCTTATTTTGTTCTGCAAGAAATTTAGTATAGTTTGCTTTTACTTCATCAGTCATTACTGCATTAAATTGGGCTAAAACTACTGGATCAGATATTGTTGAAACATCGTGATCTGGTGTTAGAACGTAGCGTGAAAAACTTGAAGAAATTTCTGCACCATCTTCAAGGATTTGTTTGCATTCACGGACTTGGAGTACATAGTGATTTACAACTTTAACTGTTTCTATTTTATC